GGGTGCTCTCGACTACCAACAGGTGCCGGATTTTTATGTCAGGCTTATGGAGAAGGGAACGACGGTGGCCAAACAGTTTGCCTTTGCACTGCTGACAGCCTCACGCTCCAAGCCCGTCCGGATGCTGACCTGGGATCAAATCGATTTCGAAAACCGCTCTTGGCTGTGTCCGGAAGAAAGCATGAAGGTCAAAGGACGCGGTGACTTTGTGGTTTACCTGAGCGATGAGGCTATCGATCTGTTGAAGTCCATGCCACGGCGCCCGGACACGGACTATGTCTTTCCCAATGAAGCCGGCAAGCCTTTTTCCGATATGGGGATGCGAGCTTTGATTCTGAGACTCAACAGCGAGGCTCTTTCCAGGGGAGAAGAGCCGCTTCTCGATCGAGAGCAAACGGCTCGCCTGGGCAAGCCGGTGTTGATGACGCAACATGGTACATGCCGGGCGTGCTTCAAGACGTGGTCAAAGAGTGACGGACGAACATTCAATGTCGACGCGGTCGAGCTGTGTCTCGCGCATCAAATCGATTATCGCTACAGCGGCGCCTATGATCGAGCAAAGCTCGAGAATGAAAGACGAGAGGTGATGGCAGAGTGGGCTAAGTTCTGCACTTCAAAACTCGCATAAAAAGATGCCCGGCTCGAAGCCGGGCGTTTGGTCTCTAGTCCTTGAGAATCAGTTCACGGCCGAACTGGCGGAAGTAGTCCTGCTTGACGCGTGACAGCGGGAAGCGGGAGTAACGGGTTGAAATTACATCGGGCTTGCTCAACTTGCCGTTGGCAACCCATGTGTACACGGTCTTGGGCTTGATGCCGAAGATCTCTGCGACTTGCTCTTTTGAGAGCATTTTGTCCAGTGCGAGTTCCATTTTTTGCTCCTTCATTGCTTTTCCCAAAACTGTTCAAAAAAGATCCATCCAAAACTTGATGCCGGCGCAAACCATCCCCAGCGAAAGGAGTGCGATTATCGCTAGTAAGGCCAGCCCAAAAATGATCTGGAACCATTCCTTCATGCTTGCCTCCTTTTAGTGACTGCAAAGCCAAACAAAGCCGCAGATGGCGATTGGCAAGCCGGCGATGACAGAAGCTCCGGCAGCCATGGGACCGAAGTTGTCGGCGATCCACAGATGCAGCCCGAGCCCGGACGCGATGCCAGCCAAAGCCGTTACATACCAGATGCCGAACCGGGCGCAGAATTCTCGTGTGCGGCGATGCCAGGCGTAGGCGCTATCGCAGTATTGAAGATCTGCCCGTATCATCTCGACGAGGTCGTATGATCCGGCCATCTTGTGCAACAGTTTGATATGGTCTGCGACTTGCTGGTCGGTGATTTTGTTGGTCATTATTTCGTCTCCTGATAGGGCTTCGGCATCTCTGCCCAGGCTTTGATTTCTGTCCATTCGTATCCGTCAAACCGGTCGTCGTCGGTGTCGTAGAAAGCACATTCGACATAGGGCTGGTCAGATTCATTGAGCATCGTCACCAGATACCAGCCGTCTCGGTCGGGGCTGTAGTGCAGGCCGTCGGCTTCTACCGGCATCCAGGTTGGTTTCCAGAGTTCCTGGGCTTTGTACAGCGTGGCTGTGGTGACTCGAGCGTGGTCTTCCATCGTTTGCTCGAGCCGCATGATCCGAAGCTTGATGTCATCAAGTGACTGGGCAATCGGTTTTTCGACCCGGGCCGATGCTGGAGTCGAAGTCGGGGGTGTTACGAATCTCATTCCTGTTTCCCAATGATTTGTTTGTAGATGCGTGTGACTAGCGTGTTGTGAAGCTTCAGGCCTTCTTTGCCGTAGCTTTCGCACTGGTACTGGATCGTCGACTTGTCGGCGCCTGGGAGAGCTGTTACCTGGTGCTTCCAGGTGCCTTCCTCGGCTGACACCTCGTAGGTGGTCGTGATCGATGCGTAGCGGTCACCGCCGCGCATTTCCGTGGTGATTGAAAGTGGCCAGTTATCGATCGGCGATCCGGACTGGCGACGTGCCAGAAGGCCGTTGATGTAGTGCAACTCTTGGTCGGTTAAGTAGCCGCGCTTGGGGGACGGCTCCTTGGCTGTTTGTGCCGGCTTATACGTGACGAAGTTGAGCTCGTAGCTCGGGCATTCGGAAATTGTCAGTACGGCACCATCGTCACTTTCCCAACGGGAGATTCTCTCGGCCTTGGCGCCGGTATCAACCGGCTGCGAGTTCCAGATCACGGCCTTCGTGACGTAGTTGCAAAGGGTTTTGAAGTTGATGACTTTCATGTGACAAGTCCGCTTATTCGTTTGTGATTTCTCTCCCCGGGTGAGATCATCGGTGTGTCAGACCACCACGTTTGACGTCCGATTAACCACAACCCGAGGAGGGAAAAATGACGTTGGAAGAAGAAGTCAAAAATCTCCGAGAAGAAGTGAAGTTGCTCAAACAAGAGTTGAGGAAGCAAGTGTGCGCATGCAACGCTTTAGCAGGCGCATTACTTGCTCTTGAGAAGCAAGTAGTTCATCTCTGCAAGCTGAACGGAGTCGATCTTGGTCCAGATTGTTCGGATTTCCTTGAGAAGGCTGCACGGGCATTGGATGAGGAGCGCCAACGGCAGGGCGAAGCGGTTGAGTAATTTGCTTGTCCAGGAAGCGGCGGACGTTGACCAGATCGTCTGCCGTTTTTTCCAGTGCCATGGTTAGAGATCTCATTTCGGCCATTGTCAAAATGGTCTTCCAAATCTGTTCCGCGTGTTCTTTGCTGATGGCTTTTTCAGTTTTCTCTTCTGACATTTCCTTCTCCTTTTAATTCCCGGGCATGGCGGCCAGGGCGTACAACCAGGCGTAAACGCCGCATGCTGCGATTAGCGCGTAGGCCACGCATTTGATGTCTTCGAGCATGGCTACCTCACAGGTTCGTTTCTGAAAAATTGGACCGACGTCGCGATGACTTCCGTGAGCTGCTTCTGGATGCCGTCGCGAGTGACGTACTCACGCATGTGCATCTCGCCTTCAACCCACAGTAGGTTCCCTTTCTGGACGTAGGCACAGATGTTCTCGGCCAGGCGGCTGTAGGCGACCACGTTGTGCCACTCGGTGCGCTGCTCTTTGGTTCCGTCGGCGCGGTAGATGGTTTGAGATGTAGCCAGTGAGACGCGAGTTGCCTGTTGGTCGCTTCGCGTTTGACTTAGCTTCGGGGTGTGGCCGACATGGCCGAGTAAGAAAGCTTTGTTGATGGATGGCATATCGTTCCTTGCATTAAGCCACTAAAAAGTGGTGATAACGCAACGGATAGTACACCAAAAAGTGGAAAAACAAGAAAAAATAAAGGTGGCGACCCTGCAACAAAATCGCCACCTTTTGATGATTGTCAAAGAAAGGTTACTTTCGATAGATGCGATGTTCGACCATGACGCCGATCACATTCACCGTTTCGCCCTCAATCTGAGGGAAGTCCGGATTCAGAGGTACAAGGCAAAAACTCGATTGAGTTTGCATCCGATACTTCCGGAAGCATGCCTCACGGGGATCTTTGGTTTTAGAGATGGCCAGAACATAGTCGCCAGGAACAGGCTCAATGCTCGGATCAATAATGACCCGGTCTCCAGGTTTGAAAACTGGGGACATTGCTCCATCAGTGATTTCAAGCGCATATGCGCCTTCAGACAACTTCATATCAGTTGTAAGAATGTCTATCGGTTCATCGAATCTGCCGGACTGCACGGATAGCCACGACAGCAGGGGAACCTGGCGCTGACCGACCGGCTTGATAGACAATCCTTCTCCTTCAATCAACGGAAGGTCGAGACTGCCAGGTTCTATACCTAGCTCTGTCTCGAAACTGCGGGCCAGCTTTTCGCCAATGGTTCTTCGACCGGCAGCGCAGTCGGATACCTGACTGCGCTGTCTTCCTGTCATCTCTAAAACCTTACTGATCCCTAGAGATTTCACCACTCGCTGAAGGTTTATTTGCCGGTTTTTACGCACGTCGAAAGACATCTTGCACCACCAAAAAGTAACTGTTGAATCAGTCTAACCGCCATAAGGTGGTTATCGCAAAATCAAAACGTGGTAACATGAGCGCCACTAAAAGGTGGCTGAAATGGATTTCAAAAGTTACTTTCTTTCTCTTCCCAAAACTGCAAGAGAGCAATTGGCTAACGAGTGCAATTGCACGCTCAAGCATCTGATCAATGTCGTTTATGGCTGTAAAAAGCCGTCCAGATACATCGCGGTACAGGTTGAAGCGTTTTCACACGGCCTTGTGTCGCGTGAACAGGTGCGTCCCGAATCAGACGATTTGCAACCTAAGGAATAACCATGGCTGTTTCCTTTACTGAGTACATGGTTGCATTACGGGGTAGCGACCTGCCAGGTTCAACTCGAAGCATTGCGCTCTGGGTGGCATCTCGTTGCTCCGATGGATGGCCAGTGACGCGAGAGATGATCGCTGATGACTCAGGTTTTTCTCGCGCCACGGTCACAAGGGCTGTGACCGAGCTTTGTGATCGAGGTTGGCTAGTACCTACGCGAAATCGACGTCAAGGGAACAGCTACGAGCTGGCAATTCCTAGATTCTTATCTGCTCATGGTGAGCACGCAGAAGGCTCACAGCGAGCATATAAGAATGCTCAAGGTGAGCATATAAACGAACCTTTATCTGCTCATGGTGAGCCTAATACGGCTCATGGTGAGCATTTAAAAGAATCCTTATCTGTTCATAGTGAGCACACAGAAGGCTCACAGCGAGCAGATAAGTATGCTCATGGTGAGCATACCTATACAAGAACAGAACAAAAACAACAAAAACATCCTCGCGCATGCGCACGCCCGCCCGTGCGCGAGGGAGACGCCGCCACAATCAAACACTCCGATCTCTCTCAAACACAACTTTGGGGGTGGGTGAAGGAACTCGAAAAAGATCCGGACGCCAAGGCAGAAGTTTTGAAGTTCAAGTTCTACAGGACGTCAACCGGAGGGATTTACAAAGACGCGTTTGTCACGGCTTTGCTTTCAAGCGAAAGGTTATTTGAGAGCTTCAGGCCGTGGTTTGTGCGACTCCAAGCGGAGGGCAAGTTATGAGTCTCCAAAAGTGTGCGATTGAAGGTTGCCAGTACGCGGGGGTTTCAAGCTACTCAGCCGGGCGCTACTACTGCGATTTTCACGCCGAGCTCTTTGACCGTGGCCCTGAGTTCAAGCGTTGCACGGCCAAGGTAACGCAATACGCGTCCTGGTGGGCTGTACGGGATTTGAAGGCCAAGCTCGGCCGCATCGCGTCCTGCACGCTCGAGTCGGATGCCAAAAAGCTGATCGATGTCGTCCAGCAGAGTCCCTTGAGGCGGTACCTGCCTGATCCTTCGGTTTTGGATCGTAAGGAGATCGTCAACGGCATCGGCGAGCGCGTGCCGGAGCCGGCGCGGATGTATGCGCTGCGAGTCGATTCGTGTCTGGTCAATTTCATCGTCGACAAAGCGATTTTCGACATGGGGCTGCCGGTGCTGGGGGAAGGGCTGCAGGGAGACCTGCCGCTTGGGCAGGCTTTGAAGGAGGGCACCGATGGCTAGGTTGCGATGGGTGGTTGCGACGATGCGGGCGTGGGCAGCCTGGACGGAAGGATACGGAACAATGAAAAGTCAGCGATTGGATGGGTTGCCGGCGTGCAAGCGTTATGAGAGTTGGATGCCAAAAGATGCACTTTCCGTCCGCCGAACGCATCAGGCTTTGAGTCTGCTTGACGTTCGAGATCGAGAAACTTTGATGCTTGTTTACCTCATCGGCCCCCGGGCTCGAAAGGTCACAGTCGCCGAGATTGCGCGTTGGGCGAGAGTCAAGGACAGCACGTTGCGCTACCGCCTTGCCGAAGCGGAAATGAGACTTTCTGAACTGCTTGATGGTCATGGCGAGGGATCAACCGGAGATCGTTCCGACGATAGCCTCTCAACGATTGCGAAAGGGGGTGCTTGATGGCGCGGCTACGTTGGGTTCAAGCGATGCTGCGCGAGTGGGCGGCATGGATCGAGGGGTTCGGCAGTGAGCTTCATAGCCCGGCACTGAACGACCTGCCTCGTGGAAATTTTTTCGACTCCAAGTTGCCCAAAGAGACGTTTTCGTTGCGGAAAACACAGCAGGCGCTTGATCGTCTCGACCCGGAGTATCAGGAGATTTTGATGCTTGTGTACATCGAGGGGCCAAGGTGCAATAAGGTCAAACTATCAGAGATTGCGAGGTGGAAAGACGTCAATGAACGTACTTTCCATCACAGGGTTGAAAGTGCAGAGGCGAAATTTTCGCAAGAGATTGATTTTATTGAGAATTCTTCTTCGGAGGGTGAATAAATGGCTTTTTCGCTTGACAGAAAGTGTCCGAGATTGATAGATTTTTTCTACAATTTGGCGAAGCTTGTAAGTAGAGCGTCTTTCGAGGTCGCAACGGCCTCGGTTTCCCTTCCTTGCCTCAGTTGGTTTAACCTCGTGTTCTCTGGCCAGAGAATTGAGGTTGAAAAATGTCCGACTGGGGCAAACTTGTTTCTAATTTGGTGGAAAAGATGCCGTGGGTAGTTTTGATGGCCCTGGCAATCTTTGTCCTTGTGCCTGATGCTTGGGTTCCTGACTTTGCGCTTGCGTTCCGGACAGAATGGCGAGGCGTTGCATTGTGGACGATGGTTCCCATCGCTATCGTCACAGGCGTATGGTTCTTCGATCGAAGGAAGGAAAACCTGGAGCAACAACGAAAGGAAAAGGAAGCGTTAATTAGGCGGCAAAAGTTGGAGGAACAAGAGATCGAGAACTTCAACCGGATGACGCTGAATCAACAAGAGATCGTGCGACGGATGTATTACGAGCTAGGCATGTCTTATTCGGTCAATGCGGAGAATCAAGATATAAAGGCCTTGATTTCGGAAGGGTATCTTGAACCGGAAAACATACCTGTAAGCAATCGGTTTGGAGATTTGGTCTGCAGGGTACGCCTGACGCAACGTGCTAAACGTGTGGTCGAACTACTGCAGCAGAAGTCAAGTTGATACTCAATGCCCGGCCAGTGCCGGGCGTTTTTATTGGGAGAAATGTGCCATGGAATCGGCATGGGTTCACTGCTTTGACATTGTTGGCAAGGGAGTCGGTTGGGAAATTTGGATGCCGATGAGCGCCTACTACAATGGTTTTTGCGTAAGGCTGTGTAGCGAACCCAAAAACATCGTTGGGTTCGCTGTTTTCGAAGCCCTGTGCGGAAAATTTCGGTGTGTCGGTGACGAATGTCTTAGATGCTACCAGTTAACGAAGATATTGCCGGCAGGTTCAGAACTACCTTTTGAAGAGCGTTCGATAGCAGGGATTTCAACGCCTCTGCAGGCATCTTCTTCATTTCGTCGAGAACGACGGACTTTTTCTCCTCGGATATTTCAAGCAGCTTGACTTGCTCTTCGAAAAGTCTTCGAATGGTTTCTTCTTCAAGGCGCACCCGAATCGTTTTCTTGAGAGCCGTAAGACCGCCATCATCAAGTAAAAAGTCAATTCCTTCGGCTGTAATGGTGGGAGGATAAAAACGATAAGGATCAAAGTCTGGATTTTGTCGGTAAAAATCTAGATTGTCCTCAGTTGCGAGCAATTCGAAGCAATCTTCAATTAATCCATGCTCTTGTAAATAGGCCATGTTTGCTGCAGTTTTGAAGAGGTCTTGACTGAGCATGTCTTTGATGGTTCGGTAGGCTGCAGAACTCGCATTTGGGTATGAGTCAATTAAGAGGTTGAGAATTTTGAACTGAAGTTCTTTGTCTAGTTTCATGGTTTTTCTCATTGGGTAAGTTGAATCTCGCACACCACAATCATATCCAGTGAGAGCCGGACGCGTAGCTTAAGGGTAGAGCAGCGGACCAATAATCCGGTGGGATGCATCGTTCGAATCGATGCCGCGTCCGATCAGAATCGCTACCTTAGTGCCGTTTCTCTCCTAACGGTGCGGGGTCTTGAGGTTGTCGAAAGGCAGCCTCTTTTTTATTCCTGGTTCAGGCTCACGGGTCCTTCCTGAGCCTGAACCATCGCGGTGGGCAAGCCCCCGATTTTTTTCTACTTGTGAGCCCCCTAAGGGGGTAGTAAATCAAACCCAAATGTCCAAAGTAACTCAAGAACAAATTGCCCAGCATTTAGGGGTTTCGCAACAAGCGGTTTCCAAAACCCTTTTAAAGATGGGAATTGATTGGAAGGAAATGGGTTTGGACGAAATCCGGTTGGCTTATATCTCTCGATTGCGGGAAGTTGCAGCCGGACACGCCAGTATCGATGGCGAATACGACTTAAACAAAGAAAGAGTTTTAACCGAACGCGTCGATCGTGAGTTGAAGCAGTACCAGTTGGCCGAAAAAAAAGGCCAGCTGGTGAACATTGCCGACCTTCAAAGCGAGTTGGCCAATGTTTTTGCCGGCTTTCGGCAAGAGCTGCTGTCGCGCGATGACAAGCTGAAAACCGAACTTGACACGCTCTATGGGATTGACATCGACGTCAGCATTTTGAACGAGTACACACACAATGCCCTTCACCATCTCTCTGGATACCTCGGCGGGTATCAGCCAGCTGCTCAAGCAAATGGCAGCGATCTTGCAGCCGCCGAAGAAAATGGGGACGACAGAGTGGGCTGAGACTTTCCGAGGGATGAGCGCGAAGTCGACCGCTCTGCCCGGACGCTACAACGCATCATTGACTCCCTGGGTGCCGGGGATCCATCAGGCACTTGACGATCCGGCAGTGCGAAAGGTAGTGGCGCAAAAGTCGGCGCAGGTAGCCTGGACCGACGGTGTGCTTCTCAACTACCTTGGCCGAAGGATTGACATCGATCCTTGCCCGATGATCGTGATGTTCGCCAAGGACAACGCCGCCAAAGAATTTAACGACGAAAAGCTGACGCCAATGATTGAGGCGTCTCCGACTCTGGCACAAAAGATCCCTGTCAAATCGAAGCGCGACAAAGACAATCGCTGGAACTTCAAAGGTTTCCCGGGTGGTTTTCTGAAGCTGGTCGGATCCGGATCTCCTTCAAGCGTGAAGTCGACGCCGGCGCCGGTGGTTTGCGTGGAAGAGCCGGACGACTGCGTGACGAACATCAAGCAGCAGGGTGACACGATCACATTGTTGATCGAGCGCACGAAGACCTTTGCCAGATCGAAAGTGGTCTACGGCGGCACGCCGACGGTCGAAGGCTTCTCGGCCGTTGAACAAGCCTACAAAGAGTCCGACAAGCGCAAGTTCTTTATTCCGTGCCCGGACTGCGGCCAGGAACACGTGCTTTCCTGGGACAACGTCAAATGGAATGAGCGGGACGATTTACACCATGAAGTGTTTGGATCTGCAGACGTCGACTCGGCTCATTACGTGTGTCCGCATTGCGGCTGCATCTGGGATGATGCCAAGAAGAATCGAGCGGTTCGGCATGGTGTTTGGCGAGCGACAGCTCCGTTCCTGGGAACTGCCGGCTTCTACATCAACGAGATCTACAGCCCGTTCCCAGGGTCGACCTTGCGCAATCTTGTCATCAAGTATCTGACAGCAAAGAAGGCGCTTGACCAAGGCGACGACACGAAGATGCGCAGCTTCTACAACTCGCAGCTGGGGATTCCTTACGCCTTCAAGAACGATCTGCCGGAGCCGGACGAACTGTCCAAGCGTGCCGAAGCCTACGAAGAACTGACGGTTCCGAAGAACGGCCTTGTGATTACGGCCGGCGTCGACGTCCAGCACGATCGACTGGCCGTCATTATCCGAGCGTGGGGACCGGAAGAAGAAAGTTGGCTCATGTACTGGGGAGAAATTCCCGGCGAAACCATGACACCCGGCAAGGGTGCTTGGGTGGATTTGGCGGATCTTTTGGAGCGCAAGTTCAAAGCGCCGTCCGGAGCCTCGATCAAGATCCGGGCGGTGTCGATCGACTCTTCCGATGGTCAGACATCGGATGCCGTCTACAGCTTTGTTCGAAAGCGGCGCGGCAAGGGATACATGGCCATCAAAGGGTCGTCGGTCAATGACGATTCCAAGGAAATCTTTACGACGCCGAAACCCTCTGTCGATCTTGGTTTTAGGCACAAGTCGTCGAAGTACGGATTGACGCCGTTTATCGTCGGCACCAGCCGAGCCAAGGATTTGATCCTTGGGGTTGATGCAAAAGCCGGCCGCATCAAGCTGACCGGAGACGGTCCCGGGCGTATGCACTGGTATCACGGCGTGCGACCTGACTACTGGGAGCAGATCACGTCAGAAGTCAAAGCGCCGACCTCTCGAAGCAGCAAGCGCGTCTGGCAAAAGAAGTCAGGGGTACGAAACGAGGCACTTGACTGTGAGGTCTATGCGCTTCATGCCGCTCGATCGCTGAAGCTGCATTTGTGGTCAGCTGATCGATGGCAGATGGAGCTGCAGAGTCAGATGCAGATCGATCTTCTGCCACCGGTCGAGCAGCAGGCAGAGGAAAGTGCGCCGTCGGCACCGGCAATCGATCCGGAGCCGGTGGCCAAGCGAGATGATTTTTACGACGCCTTCAATGGCGGCAATGGGAGTGATGACGCGTGGTAGCGACGAAAGACATTGTGGCAGGTGACTCGCGGGTCTGGAAACTTAACCGTCAACGGTTGTTGGCGATGGGGGAGGCCCCGCAAAACCCGAAGATCGAAGCGCTCTTGCGCACGTCTGAAGGCAGTCTTGTGAACTTGACTGCTGTTGATGCCAATGGGCTTGTGATCGTGACCTTGGCGGCGGATGTCTCAGAAACGCTGCCGATGGGGACGACCTATCTGATCGTGCGATTGACGGCCGATGAGTTCTATCGTCGAACGATGGTGCTTGAGACTTTTCGGGTTCTGAAAAAGGTAGCCGACGCTGATTTTGATCACCGAACTGAAGCAGAGCGGTGTCTGGCTCAGGCCGAAAAAGCTCTGATGGATTACACGACAAACGGCCGTTCAAAGTACAAGAGCTACACCATCGGCAGCCGAACGCTGAGCTTTGGCAGTGCTCAAGAGCTCATGGATTTGGTGGCCTACTGGCGCAATCAGGTGTATCTGGAGAAGTGCGCTGCCTCCGGTGCTGACCCGCGAAAAATGCTTGTGGAGTTTGTGTAAATGGGGATTTTGAAACGACTGTTCCAAAAGGAGCCGGAGCAGCCTCGCAAAGAGCCGACCCTTATGGTGCGGCAATACGAAGCGGCCGAAGGGGGACGCCTATCTGGAGATTGGATGGCGCCGGCGACGTCCGAGGATTCGGAGTTAGCCGGCAGTCTTGAGACGCTGCGCAATCGCAGCCGCAAGATGATCCGGGACAATCCGCACGCCTCAAACCTGAAGCGCATTGTCCAAGACAACATTGTCGGCACCGGCATCGGCGTTCAAGCTCAAGTCATGAAGGCGGACGGGACGCCGGATGACGAACTCAACAACCGCATCGAAGAGGCATGGTTGCAGTGGACGGAACGCGATAGTTGCCACACTGCCGGACAGCTCTCGATGAATTCGATCTTGCGGTTGGCGGTGGGCGCCGTGTTTCAGGATGGCGAGGTGCTGATCCGAAAGGTTCAGTCGAAGTTCGGTCGTAGCCGCGTGCCGTTTGCTCTTGAGATCATCGAGTCCGACCTTTTGCTGGGGCAAACCGAAGGGACGTTCGTGGCCAGAAACGGCAACAGCGTTCGCTTTGGTGTTGAGGTCGATCCGTGGATGCGCCCGGTCGCGTACTGGATGAATACGGCGCATCCGGGCGACTATCAGTTTCAGTCGGTCAATCGAGGCCCGCAGCGTAAACGACTGTCGGCTGCCGATGTCGATCACATCTTTTTGATCGACCGATGGCCGCAGACTCGAGGCGTGCCGTGGATGCACTCGGTCTTGCGCAGAATGAACGACTCGAGCGAGTACACCAAATCCGAACTGGTGGCTGCACGTGCGGCCGCAAACATCGTCGGCTTTATCCAGCAGTCAGAAGGCTTGATGGATGATGCCCGGTTCCAGAATTTGAAAATCGGTAACCGTGTCCAGAGTGAGCCGGGTACTTTCCGGCGCCTGCTCCCGGGTGAAACGTTTGCAGGTTTTTCTCCCTCACGTCCGAACCAAGCGCTCGAGGCTTTCATGCGTTACATGTTGCGCGAGATGGCCGCCGGCGTTGGCGTTTCCTATGAGTCTCTGAGCCGAGACTACAGCCAGTCCAACTACAGCTCGAGCCGCTTGGCATTGCTCGATGAGCGCAGTCTGTGGCGCGTGCTGCAGGGCTGGCTGATCCGAGACCACTTGGCTCCGATTTATCGCTCTTGGCTCGATGCCGCAGTCCTGTCCGGGGCCGTGGACATTCCGGACTACTTCCGCCGTCGAGACCACTATCAGAAGGTCCGCTTTAAGCCGCGCGGTTGGTCTTGGGTCGATCCGGCAAAGGAAGTCCAGGCGTATGCAATGGCGGTCGAGCAGGGCTTTATGTCCCGATCGGATGTCATCGCGCAGATCGGAAACGGCAAGGACCGCGAAGACGTCGACAAGGAAATTCGATCGGATATTGATCGAGCAAAAGCACTGGGGCTGTCCTTCGGAGCATCCACAGCTCCGGCAGTTCCGATCCAGCAAGATGAAGTCAATGAAGAATGACAAAGAGCCGGCAAACAAGCTGGCTTTTTTATTGGGGAAAAAGCTATGTCAGACAAAGTGCAACACCGGTCGGTGGTCATTGACCAGGCGGTTGATGTTGAGCATCGCACGGTCACTGCATCGGTCGCGTCGGAAACGCCGATCCAGATGTGGTCCGACTGGAAAGAAGTCCTGAGCCACGCGCCCGGGGCAATGCGAATGGGGCAACGGCAAAAGTCGTTGCCTCTTTTGTTAGGTCACGACCCGGATCGTGTGGTGGGGGTGATCGACGCGATCCGGCAGGAAGACGGCCGCACCTACGCGACCATGCGATTCGCATCGGACGAGGAAGGTGAAAAGGCCTTCACGCGAGTCAAGGACCGCATTCTCACAAACGTCTCAATCGGCTATCGCGTCTTTAAGCGCTCGGAGGATGAAGAGCAAAAGATCACGACGGCGACCGATTGGGAAATTTTTGAAGTTTCACTTGTAGCAATGCCGGCAGATGCATCTGTCGGTGTTTATCGAAGTCTTAACCAAGCAACCGAAAAGGAGCCTCTTATGGGTGACAAGAACCAAGCTACGGCCGCAACGGCCGCTCAGAAAGAAACCGCACCGGCTGTGCAGGTTTCTGAAAACGAAGTTCGCGCTGCAGAACGTGCGCGTATCCAGGAAATCGAAACGATGTGCCGCCAGTTCAATATTGACGACAACCGTCGCAATGACCTGATCAATCGCGGAGCAAGCGTCGATGAGGCCCGTGCGGCCATCATGGATACGCTGAGTGCCCAGCGCCAGGCTCCGGCCGCCGACAGCAAGCGTGATTTCGACATCGGTATGTCCGAAGCCGAACGTCGCCGCTACAGCCTCGTTCGTGCTTTGAACGCACACATGACGGGCAATTGGCGTGAAGCTGGCCTCGAACGCGAAGTGTCCGTTGAGCTGGCTCGCCGCATGGGTCGAGACAGTAATGGCTTCTTCATGCCGACCGACCTTCCCATGATGCGCGAAGCCGGCTACTACGTCGGTACACCGACCCAGGGCGGCAATCTTGTGAAGACCGATCTTCTGATGGGCTCTTTCATTGACATCCTGCGCAATAAGGCTGCAGTCATGCAGCTGGGCGCCACTTTCTTGCCGGGTCTTGTCGGCAAGGTGGAAATCCCGCGTCAGTCTGGGGTCTCGGCGACGCAGTGGATTCAGGAAACCGGAACGGTGACCGGCTCCAACGCGACGTTTGATAAGGTCGCCCTGGACATGAAGACTATTGCGGCCAAGTCTTTCGTAAGCCGCAACATGCTGCGACAGGTGACGATGTCTGTCGAAAACTTTGTTCGCAACGAACTGGCGACGTCTATCGCTTTGGCGATCGATCTCGCAGCTTTGTCCGGTTCCGGTTCTGGCAGTGAACCCAAGGGTCTTGCCTCCCAGACTGGCATTCTGACGGTTGAAGGCGGCACCAATGGGGCGGCCATCACGTTTGATTATTTGATCGACATGGAAACCAAGGTCGCCGATGCCAACGCCGACGGCACGTCGATGGCATACCTTGCTAACGCCGTGACGATTGGCGCACTGAAGAAGATCAAGGACGCCAACAACAACTACATCTGGAAACCGATTGTCGGTGCTTCTCGCAATGCAATCCCGGGTGAGGTCAATGGCTATCCGGTTGCCCGAAGCAACCAGGCTCGAAAGAACTTGACGAAGGGCACCTCCTCGGGTGTTTGTTCTGAAATCTTCTTCGGCAACTGGGCTGATCTGCTCATCGGTGAATGGGGTGTTCTGGAAATCCTTCCGAACCCGTATTCGGCCGCGGCCTACGACAACGGTGGCTTGGAAATCCGAGCTCTTCAGTCCGTAGATATTGCTGTGCGCCATCCGGAAAGCTTCTGCCGCATGGCGGACGTACTGGTCAATGGTACGACGCCTGAAAGCGTTGAAGACGATGTTGGTGGCTAACAATGTCTTTTAAAGACATTGTCCGGGAAGACATCCAGGCGGTGTTTTTCAACCTTGACGAATTCGCCGAAGAACACATGATCGACGGCCAGAAGGTGGTTTGCATCATCGATCAGGATGCAAACGTGGCGTCGGCTGTCCAAAGTGTCATGGGGGTTTATGCCGCCAATCGGCGAATTTATGTCAAGGAAGAAGACATGAAGGTGCTGCCCAAAGAGGGTAAGCGCTTGAACCTGGATGGACAGTTTTTCTTTGTTACGGATGCCCGGGTGGAAATGGGCGTTTTTGTCATCGAACTTCAGGCGAATCGAGCATGAGCAAGGTCTCCATCAAGATCGATGGCGGAGCCATTGACCGTGCTCGTGAGATGCTTTCGAGTGTGCCGGGCGGGGTAGGCAAGATCCTGCCCCGAGCGATCAATCGAGCGCTCACGGCAGGTCGAGCTCAGGTCAGCAAAAGCGTCCGTGAAAACTACACGGTTGCAGCGGCCGAGATCAAAAAGACGCTTCGCGTGACCAAGGCGTCCAAGTCTGAGCCTGCCGGCGAAATCATTTCGCAGGGTATGCAACTGCCTTTGCGAGAGTTCAAGCATTCGCCGACGGACGAGAACACGACTGGTGGCAAACGTCGCAAAGTTCGCGTGACGATTGCTAAGGGTAATCCTTTCAATCTGGAGCGCGGCTTTAAGTGGCGCGGTCACATCTTTGCTCGACAGGCTACCGGCATCAAGAGCCGCGTTTACTTTGACGCGAAAGGGAAGAAGCGGCGAGGCGAACCCATCAAGCGGTTGGCCGGCCCTTCAGTTCCTTCAATGCTAGAAGGTTCTGCCGAGAAAGTTTCGGCCCGGATGTACGAAGTTTTTGAGCGGCGTCTGCAGCATGAGGCCGAAGTTTTGCTGGAGAAAATTGTCAAATGACGGAGATTTTGTTGTGCCGAGCGCTTTGCGACCTTATTCGTGAGGCGATCAAGGACTTGGCTCTGCCATGCCCGGGTGGCGATGTCGCTGTCCCGGAAGTGTTCAACGGATTCTTGAAGTTCCCGCAGCAAGAGGTCGAAGGGTTTCCGTTTGTGGTCGTTCGACCGATGGCGTCGACCACAGACGAGAACTCGGTGAGCGTCGAAGTTGCGATCAGCATCGGTGCCTACTACGAACTGCAAGACGACGGTAGCTGCGTGGATGGATATGAAGAGTCCATGAATGTCTGTAGCCGGATCCGCCAAGCGCTGTTTGATCTTCCGAATTGCTGTCTGGATGACCAGTACATCCTTGACTTGCCGATTCGAATCGAAGTCAGCGAAGAGCAGGCGCATCCTTACTGGCAAGTTGACATGACGACCAAGTGGACGTTCCGCAAGCCGGACGTTGTGAATTGGAGTGAACCATGAGTGAAAACAACATTGGGCTGCAGCCGAAAGTGGTTTATGTCGGCCCGACCCTCAAGAAAGGACTTCTGAGTCGATACACAGTTTTTCGGGGAGGCGAGTTCCCCAAGTCGATTCAAGAGCTCCGAGAAAAGAGCCCCGCGCTGCGGGGCCTTTTTGTACCCGTCTCGATGCTGGCTTCGGCGCGTCAACGCGTGGCTACTAAGGGAGACATTCTCAATACCTATGTCACGCGATTGCGCGACGAACTGAAGTAAGGGGGAACCATGGCGTACAAGCATGGTGTTTATGTATCCGAAGTTCCGACTTCGATCTTGCCGGCAGTGGTAGTTGATTCGGCCTTGCCAGTGATTTTTGGCACGGCACCGGTCAACATGACCGATCCGACCAATGTCAACAAACCGGTTTTGTGCAACAGTTACGAGGAATTTGTTGCGGCCTTCGGCTTTGTGCCGGCAGCCGATGACTCCACCAGCGGTTTGAAGAAGTTCGGGTTCTCGCTGTGTGAAGCTGCATACGCTCAGTTTGCACTCTTCGGTGTGGCGCCGGCCGTCTTTATCAATGTGCTGGATCCAACCACGCACAAGAAAACGGCAGACACGGTTTCGGTCACGCTTGATGCGAAAACCGGTTCGGCTGTTGTGACAGAGACCGGCATCGTTTTGAGTTCGGTGACGCTCACGAATGTCGATTCGCCCTACACCGTTGGCACGGATTACGAGCTGTCCTTCGACGATGACGGCAATTTGGTCGTGACGTCTTTGTCGGACGATGATGGTTTCAAGTGTCTGGTCGGATCCAGCATCACCTTTGCGGCAGACAAACTGGATCCGACTGCAGTTGAAGCCGATGATGTCATCGGTGGTGTGAGTGTTAGCGGTGAAAAGAGCGGCCTGGAATTGGTCGCTGAGGTCTACTCGCGCTTCCGCCTTGTTCCAGGCACGATCACGGCTCCGGGCTTTTCTGGAGATCCGGAAGTGGCTGCCGTTATGGCGGCCAAGTGCGTCGACATCAACGGTCGCTTTAAAGCGATGTGCGTGATCGATGTGCCGACCGACACGGTTACGGACTACACGGCGGTTCCGTCCTGGAAGACCACGAACAACATCACCGACAAGCATCAAATTGTTTGCTGGCCGGGTTTGTCTTTGTCCGGAACGTTCTTCCATATGTCCAGCCAGGTGGCTGCCTTGATGGGGCTGGTTGATAGCGAGAACGACGGCACACCCTACGTCAGCCCGTCCAACCACACGCTGCAGACCACGGCCACGGTTCTTGAGTCCGGCAAGGAAGTTTGGCTCGATTTCGAGACGGCGAACTACCTTAATGGCCAGGGCATTTGCACGGCGATCAATGAGTCGTCTGGCTGGGTGTTCTGGGGCAACCGAACGGGAGCCTATCCAGGATCCTCCGATCCCAAGGATGCTTTTATCCCGATTCGCCGCATGATGAATTGGATCGGCAATACGCTGATCACAACCTACTGGCAGCGACTTGACGCGCCGCTGAATCGACGTCTGATCGATACGGTGGTCGACAGCGCTAATTTGTGGCTCAACGGTCTGGCTGCGCAACAGTACATCCTTCGTGGCTCTGTGGGTTTCCGCGAAAGCGAAAACAGCACGACAGATCTTTTGGACGGCATTGCGAAATTCCACGTGTTGGTCAGTCCGCCTCCGCCGGCTCGAGACATCGAGTTCATCATGGAATACGACGCTGAGGCCATGACTGTGCTTTTTGAGTGAGGATAAAAAATGGCGGGAACAAATCAAATTCCTGAGCGACTGATCAACTTCCGTTGTTACCGCAACGGGACCGATCTTCTGGGTGTGGCAACGGTGACGCTGCCGCAGTTTCAGGCAATGACCGATACCGTGTCCGGTGCCGGCATTGCCGGCGAAGTGGAAACGCCGGTCTTGGGGCATTACAGCTCTATCACGACGACGGTGGCTTTCCGAACGATCACGGCGGACGTCACGTCGCTTGCAGCCCAGATGGCTCATCCTCTGGATTTCCGAGGCTCGCAGCAGGTCTACGACGCTTCCTCCGGGAAGTTTGTGACGCAAGCTGTGAAGCTCTCTATTCGCGGCGTTCCGAAGAACGTCAACCTCGGCAACTTCGAAGTTGGCGCAACCACCGGGACGGAAGTCGAAATGGAATGCACGTACATCAAGCTTGACGTTGGCGGTAAGACGCTCGTCGAGATTGACAAGTTCAACTACATCGCTCGTTTTGGCGATGAAGATGCGCTTGAGAGCGTGCGCAAGGACCTTGGTTTGGCTTAATGCTTTTGCCGGGGAGCTGAAGGGCTTCCCGGCGTTACAGGATTAATCATGAAAATCGAACTTTCGAAACCTTATAACTTTGACGGCGTGGAGTTCACGGCTGTTGAAATGGATTTGGATGCCCTGACCGGGCGTGATGTGTCGGCGGCAAAAAAGGAATGGACGCGTCAGGGTAACTTTGCAGCAGTGACGCCTGTCGATATTGACTTCTGCGCCTACTTGGCAGCAAAAGCCTGCAAGCAGCCGATGGAGTTTGTCGAGGGATTGCCAGCCAAGGACTACTGCAAGTTGGCGCAGGAGGTAAGCAATTTTTTGCTCGGCTAGGCTTCCCGGAACAGCGAGACCCTGACAAGTGGTTGAAAGTTTTTTTTGTGCGGATCTCTGCGATGACTTTCAGTAGCCCCTTGCAGTGGACAGGCATTCCCTTAACCGAACTGGGGGCATGGGCCGAAGCAATTGAAACAGAAAATCACAAAGCAAAGACGTAAAATTTCCTATATAGATCAAGGAAAGAGTCATGTCATATTTGCTTGCGATTGCGTTTTTTATTGCAGCTATCGGCGGATTTGTACTCGAAGTTATCTCGGACTATTGGGTTTGGATTGTTGCAGCGTGGATTGTGATTCCCGCTTTGTGTATCGGTTTTTTGAAGATGTACGACAAACCTGATTAAGGGAAAGTAGCAGCAAAGAGATCCAAAAGGGCGCGGTTTCATCCGCGCTTTCTTTTTGGGGAGAAACATGGCTTTAAAACAGTATGAAATCGCCTTCAAGCTTGCGGCAAAGATGAGTGGGGATTTTCCCAAATCATTTAAGAATGCCAGTGATGCCGTTGAGAAACTGGGCGATCACATGCAGAGTTTAAACAGCGACAGCAGAAAGATTGCTGGTCTTGTGGCCGCACGAAAGGCTGTTGCCGAAAGCTCCAAGGAATACGGGCAGGCTCGTAGAAAGGTTGCAGAGCTGGGTAAGGCTATGAGCCAGACGAGTCAACCGGCAAAAGAGCTGGTTCAGAGTTTCAACTTGGCAAAGCTAGCGCTTGACAAGGCTAAGACAAGTCTCCAAAAAAATCGTACGGCACTGCGGGAGTTAGACGCCGAAGCCGGCACGGCATCAGTCTCATTGGCAGGCCTGGTCAAACGTCAAAAAGATCTGGAGCAGGCAACCGAAGCAGCCTACAAGGCTCAGCAAAAAGCGGCAAAGCTACAGCCGTGGGTCGACCTGGCTCAAAAAGGCCAGGACGGTCTCAACAAAGCACTTGATTTTTCAAACTCGGTAAATGCCGGAATTGTCAAGATCGGTGGCGCAGCTAATGCTACAGCGCTAGTGGCCGGCGGAGCATGGGCAAAGGTGGGGGCAGACTATCAGGCCGCTATGGCTCGCGTGCAGGCATCAACAGGGGCGAGCGCCGAGCAGATGAAACAGATTGAGGAAGCGGCACGCGCGGTTTTCAGTTCCGGCATGGGGGAATCTTTTGACGAGGTGGCGCGAGCGATGTCCACGATCAAGCAAGTTGGAGGGCTTGACGGAAAGGATTTGGAGTCTGCCACTAAGAATGCGATGGCTCTTGGCAAGACATTTGATATGGATGTCAACGAAACAGCCAGAGCAACATCGGCCTTGATGAAGAACTTTGGCATTGACGGACAAAAAGCGTTCGATTTGATTGCTTATGCGGCTCAGAACGGCGCCAACAAGAACGGCGATCTTTTGGACACCTTTAACGAATACGCCGTCCAATACCAGGCATTGGGCTTTACGGCCGAGCAGTTTGCGGCGCACTTGGTCAAGGGCGCTGAAGATGGTGCTTTCTCGATCGATAAAGTTGGCGACGCTATCAAAGAGTTCAACATTCGAGCAAAAGACGGTTCGAAGTCGAGCATGGAGGCTTTTGCCGCGCTTGGCTTGAATGGGCAAAAGGCGACTCAGATGTTTGCTGCCGGCGGGCAATCGGCACAAGTTGCCTTTGCTGAAGTAGTGAAACGTCTTAGCGAGATGGAAGATCCGGTAGCTCGAAATGCCGCCGGCGTTGCGCTTTTCGGAACCCAATTTGAAGACTTGGAAGTCAAGGCGCTGGAAGGATTCAAGGCGATTCAAGGGAGCCTTCCTCAAATTGAGGGAACCATGCAACAGGTTTCTCGAGCCATCAGCAGCGATTTGGGAAGTCAGCTTCGAATTGTGTCGCGGTCTTTTATGGATCTCCTTTTGCCGGCTGCAGATTCCGCTGCGAAGGCGATTACAGAGCAAATGCCCAAGATTTCAAAAGCGCTGGCAGCTCTTGCGCCTCAAATTGAGGCGCTTTCTCAGGCGTTTACCAAAGCACTTCCGGTTATTACGCAGTGGTTCAATAAAAGCCTGTCAGGAGCTATGTCGTTTGTGTCATTTGTGCTGGAAAACTTCAATGCGATTGCAACAGCTGTAGCCTACGCAGGGTCTGCTTTTCTGATTTTCCGAGGCGTTTTTCAAGGTCTGAAGGTTGTGGTCACCGTCACGAAATGGGTCTTAATGGCAAGGCAAGCCTTCATTATGTACCGAGTAAGCGCAGCTGCTGCTGTAGTGGCTTCCAAAGCGACAGCGGTGGCCATGAATTTGCTTTCGGTTGCAGCCAAGAGTCTAGGGGCGGCTATGAAGTTTTTGATGGCTAATCCTATCGTTCTGTTTTTGGCCGGACTGGTTGCGGCCGGTGTGGCCGTTTACAAAAATTGGGACGAACTCAATGCTATGGCGGTTAGCGCTGCGCAAATCATTTCAGACGCTTGGAGCAGCGCAATGACATCTATCCAAGGGTTCTTTGCGAACACATTTGACTCGCTGGCATCCATCATGAAGGGGCCGATAAACACGATCATTGCAATGATCAACTCCATTGTCGAGTCGATCAACGGCATGGCTTTCAATGTTCCGGACTGGGTGCCTGCCATCGGAGGGCAAAAGTTCGGCTTTGAATTGCCAAAGATTCCACAACTGGCTGAAGGTGGTATCGCAACGCAACCGACGCTTGCGACGATTGCGGAGGCGGGGGAGGCCGAGGCAGTTATCCCGCTCTCGAAGCTCTCGACGATGCTTCAGCCTTTACCTGCCACTAGCGGCGAAGGTGCGGGCGGAACTGTGATCAACTTCTCGCCGGTCATCAATGTGCAGGGTGGTGGCGCTGATGTGGCTGGAGCGGTGCAGACAGGTTTGAGATCCGGATATGAGGAATTCAGGGCCAATATGCAGCGCTTCATGACCGAGCAGAAGCGGCTTTCTTTTGCGTGAGGTGAAAAGTGGGTACGTATACAACCAAGTCTCAAGACACTTGGGACATCATTTCCAAGACTGTTTATGGATCCGAGCTTTTCATGGACCGTTTGATCGCTGCCAATTTGGACCACCGCAAGGTGGTTTTCTTTTCTGACGGGGTAGTGCTGAACGTTCCGGACATTGTGACGACATCGAGCGATTTTGAAAAGAACTTGCCGCCTTGGAAGAGGAACAGCAATGTCTAATCCGATTCGCACGAAGTTACGTTTACTTTTCACGGCCGCCGGGCAGGATGTTTCACAAAGCGTTCTGCCCGAGTTGCTGTCCTTCACCTTCTCAGATAAAGAGACAGGCGAGGCCGATGAGCTTCGCCTTACTCTGAAAGACGAGACGGGGAAGTGGGCGGCTACTTGGAAGCCGGATGGCGGAGAGGTTGTCGATGCCTACCTAGCAACGGGCTCCGGAGCCGACGAGTTGCATTGCGGGCGGTTCTATGTCGATAGCATGAGCGTTTCGGGTGCTCCACGCACTTTTGAGATGCAGGCCGTATCGACGCCTTTGAATCAGCCAATTCGACGCAAAGCAATTACCAAAGCTTGGGAATCCAGAACGCTCCGAGGCATCGCGGAAGAGATTGCGGCCGAAAATGGCCTGCAACTCTTTTTTGATGTCGAGGAAGACCCGCAGTATGACCGGCGCGACCAGAAGGAGGAGAGCAACCTCGCTTTCCTCCAGCGTCTTTGCGAAGACGAAGGATTTTCGATAAAGGTTACGGATCAGAAGATCGTGATCTTCGATCAACGGTCTTACGAGACAAAGGATCCGATCAAGACGATCACGCTAGGCGTTTCGGACGTGCTTTCATGGTCTTTCAGCTCACAGCAGTCGGAGACCTACAAGACGTGCGTGGTGGCCTGGCGCGACATGAAAAAGAAGTCGAAGGACTCGGCCGGTGGCTACGACTTTTCCAAGACGCCTGAGAAGCCCGGCACGGTGGACGAAGAGCTTGAAAAGCTTCGAACGCCTGACTACCGGGCACAGAAGAACCCTGCGGTCAACTACTTCAGCTATACGGATCCGACCGTAGATGCTTCCGGGCAGGAGTACCGCGTGCGTAAGCGCGTTACTTCAAAGGCCGAAGCTGAACGTCTTGCCAAGGCGACCCTTCGCAAAGTCAACCTGCGTCGAGTCACCGGAAGCTTGACGGTGATTGGTGATCCCTCGCTTTTGGCCGGGTGCGTGATCGCCTGCGAGGGTTTTGGAAGCTTTGATGGCAATTTCATTATCGAATCATCTTCGCACGACGTTGGCGGCGGGGGCTACACGACAAGCCTGCAACTGCGGCGTGTCAACAGGGAATATTGATGCACTTTGACAATTTCAAGATTGGCGAAGTCAGTTCGATCAATCCGGTTAAATGCACGGCTCGAGTCATTTTCGATGACGAAAACTCGATGGTCACCTACGATCTTCCGATCATGCAGCGCAATTCGCTGGGCAATCGAGATTACCAGATGCCCGACATCGGCGAGGATGTGCTGTGTCTTTTTCGTAGCGATGGTTTTGAGGATGGAGTGATCATCGGCTCTTTCTATGCCGGTGATGTAGAGCCGCCTGAGACAACGGCCGATCGCCGAACGGTTATCTTCAAAGACGGCACGCGCATTTGCTACGACCGCGCTTCGCACACGCTGACGGTGACGATTGCAGGTACGGTGATCGTTTTTGATCAACAGACAGGATCGATTACGGTGCCGGAGTCGGCCTCGGTGTTCTGCAAAACGGCTTTAGTGCAGGCTTCTGAATCGGTGACGATTGACTCGCCGGACACATTTTTTACAGGAAACATCAAGGTCCAGGGGCTGATCACCGGCCAGGGCGGCTTTACGGTGACCGGCGGCGGTGGTGTTGTGGCCAACTGCAACATCCAGCTCAACGGTACGCTGACGGCAACCGAAGACGTGGTGGCAAGCGGCATCAGCCTTAACGGCCATACCCACACTGCCCCACATGGCGAGACGTCTGGACCTCACTAAAGGAAATGGGAATGGCAAGCGCATTGGGATTACTGGGAATGATTCCTTTTGTGTGTAGCTCATCGGTGGTGATGACGTTCAAGGACCTTCAGGTCGAACGTTCAGACCGATGGGCCACGCATGAAGTGATCGGTCAAAAGCCAAAGCTCGAGTACATCGGGCCGGAACTCTTGCAGGTCAGTTTTTCAATTCAGCTGAATTCGGCACTCGGTGTTACGCCTTTGGCGGCGTTGGTCGCTCTGCGGGAGATGATGGAGCTACATGAGCCGCAGCGGCTTCTGATTGGTCCCGATTACATGGGAAAGTTCATTATCGAATCGATGTCGGAGAGCAGAAAGCATCACAGCGGCTTAGGGATTTGTGTGTCGGCAGATGTGACGATCAACCTGCGGGAGGCTGCATGAACTTTGTTGTCAGCTTGGACTCGGATGTGAACTTTGCTCCGGAGACCGAAGTGGTCGAAATCCTCCAGAACATCCGGACGATCTTGGCGACTCGAAAAGGGTCGGTACCTTTGGATCGTGATTTTGGGCTGTCCTGGCAGTACCTGGATGTTCCGACGGCTGTGGCTCAGATGCAAATGAAGTCGGAAATCATCGACGCAATTGAGACATACGAGCCTCGGGCAAAGGTGAAGTCGGTAGAGTTTAAAAGTTCACAAGCAGACTCTTTAGATGGCATTTTGAAGCCGGTAGTGACGGTTTCGATTGGAGAATAGCCTTATGGCAGAGACAATTCCGCGTTGGGGGTTGGCCCCGGTCAACTTCCTTGAGACGGATGCTGAGACGATCCGATCTCAGATCATCACAGGCTTTGAACAGGCCAGCGGTGACACTTTAGCGGCGGGCGATCCTCGCTGTCTTTTTTTACTATCAATCGCTGACGTCATTATTCAGCAGCGCACGGCTATCAATCTTGCGGCACAGCAGAACCTTTTGAGCTACGCGCAAGGCAATTATTTGGATGCTCTTGGCCAACTTTTGGCTGTTGAGCGCATGGCCGAAAGTAAGGCTGTGACGACGCTTGAGTTCACGCTTTCTCAGGCCCTCGGATCCGTCTACACGATTCCGGCAGGGACGCAGGTCACAAATGGGGTCGTGACTTTCGAGACCGATGAAGATCTTCTGATTCCAATCGGTGAGACGACGGGCGAAGTCTCGGCATCTTGCACGGTGGCCGGGCCTGTCGGCAATGACTACCTCGCAGGGCAGATCAGCACGATCGTGACGCCGATGACTTTTGTGTCCGGGGCGCAGAACACCACGATCACGACGGGTGGTGCGGATGCTGAAAGCGATCCGGACTTTGCCGATCGAATCCGCTTGGCGCCGAACTCTTTTTCGGTGGCCGGTCCTGAAAAGGCCTACGTTTATCACGCAAAGAGTGTGTCGCCGGCGATCATCGACGTCAAAGTCAACTCGCCCACGCCCGGCGAAGTTGATGTTTATGTCCTGCTGACCGATGGCACGCTTCCGACCGAAGACACGCTTGAGCAGATCGAAGAACATCTTTCCGACGAAAACATTCGACCGCTGACCGACTACGTGGTGGTCAAGGCGCCGACAGCCTCGAATTATGAGATCGAGCTGCACTACTGGATCAATCAAGAGGATTCGAGCAAGGCCGCTCAGATCCAGGCCGATGTCGAGGCTGCTGTTGAGCAGTATCGCCTCTGGCAGCAAACGAAGATCGGCAGGGACATCACGCCCGGCAAGCTCTTGCAACTGGTCTTTGCTGCCGGCGCTTCTCGAGTCGACAACTCGAAGCTAAAGCCTGCCACCTGGAAGAAGCTCGAGGCGATGCAGGTGGCGCAGTGCACGAAGGTTAACGTGGTATATGAGGGCTATAAAGATGAGTAAGACCCTCGATCAGACCTCGCTGCTAGACCTTGTCCCTGATTCGATTAAGCGAGACAAGTCGGTAAGTAGCGCAGGCAAGGCGCTTGATCCTTTGCTTCAAGAGGTGACGGCTGCGCTGGATCTTCCGAGCATCTACGTGAGCATCGACGGACTCTCGAGTGAGCAGCTTGACCATCTTGCTTACGCATGGGATGCGTCGGTCTGGCGCGACTCTTGGCCTATTGAGCTGAAGCGCTCAGTGGTCAAGAACGTCGTGACCGAAAAGCGCAAAAAGGGCACGGTCAGAGCGGTGCGCGACGCGCTGGCTTCCATCCAGTCGGCGGCAACTATCAAGGAATGGTGGGAGACGGATCCGAAAGGGACGCCCCACACGTTCACGATTTACGCCACGCTTGGGAAGATCGAGGGGGTGCTCGACGCCGAGATGCAAGAGGATTTGATCCGTCTCATCGATGACGCCAAGCCTGTGCGTAGCCACTACACCTTTGTGATCCAGCAGCAGGTCGGCGGAGGCATGGGCATGTGTGCCTATCTTCGCCCTGTCGCTTTTGCACGGATCCGCTCCGAGTCAATCACTTCTCTTGATGCCGATGGAGCCATCGGCCTTGCCGCTGGTGCGCGAGCCATTGTGTCGCGCTGCCTTGTGGCCACAGCTTCATAAGAGGTTATATGCAAATCATTATTACAAACGCCGGCCTGGCGGCGATTGTCAACGGCGAGGCCACGGGTACGGCAGCCGTCCAGATCACAAAGATCGGGCTGGGATCCGGACGCTACACGCCGAGCAAGACTCAGACCGCTTTGCAGGCCGAGTTCAAGCAGATTGACGTGATCGAGGGCGGAGACACTGGAGACAACACGATCCATGTAGCGATCCGAGACGACTCCGAAGACAGCTACGCAGTCTATGAATTTGGTCTGTATCTGGCTGACGGCACGCTCTTTGCAGTGACTTCGCAGCAGTCAGTGATCTTGCAGAAGGTCTCGACGTCGCAGGCTCTGCTGTCGGTAGACATCAAGTTTGACGGGATTGACTCGGCATCGATCACGTTTGAGGGCATGACGTACAGCTTTGCAGCGGCCACTACTGAGAACGCCGGTATCTGTGAATTGGCTACGGAAGCCGAGACGCTTGCCGGCACGGACTCGCAGCGCGCTGTGACGCCGTCGGCTCTTGCAAAGCTTCTGGCGACGGATGTGCGAGCAGGGCTCATCAAAACGGCTACGGCAGACGAGGCTAAGACCGGCACGGACGCGGCAAAGGCAATTACGGCGGCGGCTTTGAAGGCTGCGGTGGATGCGCGTGCTGCGAACGACGATGTGGCCGCAGGTGGTTCGTCTACGACGACTTTCCTGACTCCGAAGTCGGTTCTGGCCATTGAGGCCGGCACCGGCAAAAAAGGACTCGTGGAGCTTGCCACAGAAACCGAAGCGAAAGCTGGAACTGACGCAACCAAGGTGATGACGCCGGCCACGGTCAAAGCGGCTTTTGACGATTCCTTTGCTTCTGCGACGGAAGAGCAGCGAGGAACCGTGCGCCTGGCTACACCTGACGAGGCTAAGGCCGGGACAGATGCCACGACAGCAGTTTCTCCGGCCAACCTGAAGGCGGCCGTGGATGACCGCGCGGCAAGTGCCGAAGAGGTTTCTGTCGGCACGTCGGAAAGCAAGTTTGTGACGCCGGCCACTTTGAAGACCGTGATCGATGCTTTGAACCTGACGATTGCCGAGCTGTCGGCACGAGTCGAAGAACTTGAGGGTGGTTCGGAGTCTGAAGCCCCTCAGATTCAGCCATTGGGAGACTAAACGATGCCCGATACTGCAAACGAATTGAAGATGATCATCACGCAGGCCGGCCTCGATGAGGTAGTGGCCGCGTCGCAAGCCGGCACAGATGCCGTGTTGATTACTGAAGTCGGGTACGGAACCGGTCAGTACACGGCCACACCTGAGCAGACTCAGTTGCAGGCCGAGTTCAAGCGACTGACCACGGTCGCCGGCGGCGCTGTGGCCGACAATGTCATCCACTGCACGGTGCAGGATAGTACGGATGACGCCTACACGGTCTACGAAGTTGGCCTTTATACCGACAAAGGAACTCTCTTTGCGGTCTACTCTCAAAACACGCCGATTTTGCAAAAGTCGGCAATGGCCATTTCGATGTTGGCCATCGACATTGCGGTGACGGACTTCAGTGCCGACCAAGTGATTTTTGGTGACGCCAACCTTCTGAACCCTCCGGCGACGACGTCGACGTTGGGTGTGGTCGAGCTGGCGACGAACGATGAGACGATCACGGGTACGGATGCCACACGTGTCGTTACCTGTGCATCCTTGTCGGCTCGCACAGCTACGACCGGGCGCACCGGTCTGATTCGCATTGCGACATCCTCCGAAGTGGCGGCCGGCAAGGATCAGACCAAGGCTTTGACTCCGGCAAACCTTCTGGCTGCCTTTTTGAAGGCGCATGGCGACTGGGGGA